TATCAGATTTCAGAGATTTTAAGGAAGTGTGCTGACTTGCCGTTGAAAAATACTGACCCAGAGGCTGCTGCAAAGCAATCTTTCTGGGAGGCTGAGTATAAGTGTGCAAACACTAATATTAGGCTTGATCAGTTAATTCGTCAACATAAGGGGGACTGGTTTCAACCAGGGCCTAGAGTTGATGTTCGCTGGCAAGAGGTGGTTAAGGTTTGGCGCAAGCACTGCCGGGAAATTCTCGGTAGCTTGCCCGTCGACCTTACACCTAAGTTCTCTTCGGGTTCAACATTCGATGATAGACGTTACATTTTACCACAGGATAAGATGTCATCGCGACCTACTTGTACAAATGAAGCTTACCAGGTTGTTCAACCCTTTTGGGAGAAAACACTTTGGTGTAAAGGCCTCACTAGTACAACCCCCAATCGTTCCGCGCCTAGAATAATACTAGGCGATAGATTCGTCACAGTTCCAAAAGATGCTACCAAGCACCGCGGAATCTGTGTGAGTCCAAGTTTGAACGTAACTTACCAACTTAGCGTTGGCAGTTTTATGCGTTCTCGCTTGAGCAAGTTTGGGATTGACCTAACTTATGGTCAGTCTGTCCACCAAAGATTGGCGGAGACGGCGTCTATGACGCTAGACTTGGCAACGATTGATCTTTCTTCTGCATCCGATACAGTTTCACGTAGTGTTGTTGAGTTGGTCCTTCCAAGTAATTGGTTTGATCTTCTTGACGCTTTACGCTGCAAATATACACGTATCGATGGCGTATGGAGAAAGTTAGAGAAATTTTCAGCTATGGGTAATGGTTACACCTTTGAGTTAGAAACACTATTGTTTTATACTCTTGGGTTAGCTGTTGCCGATGTGTTAGGACACAATCTTGACACGCTAAAGGTTTATGGTGATGACATCATCATAGACTCGCAGCTGGCTGAACCTTTGGTCCAGGCATTACGTTTCTTTGGTTTCATTCCGAATCAACGGAAAACGTTCATCGACGATACACCTTTTCGTGAGTCCTG